TGCTAAATTCATCAACTTCAACTCCAAGAGTCATTTGTAGTGTAGTTAATTGACTAAATGAAGTTGGTTTGCTAGTTAAATCATTGTAACTTCTACTAAACAATAAACTGTCGTCATCTGTTAACTGATTTAAATCACTCGGAATAATAGGACGACCATTTAGACTTGAATACTCCCCATCAAATAAAAGATTATTATCATCAGTTAAATCTTGAATATCTACAGGAATAGTAGGCTTATTAGCTAAGTCAACATAGTCACCACTGAATAATGTAGGCTTATTTGTTAGGTCTTCATAACGTCCCGTAAATGAATCTGTAATTCCGTATCCTGATAAAGTAGTTGGCTTGCTAGTTACATTACTAAATGCAATACTTGTTGCAACAACATCTCTAAATACAAAGTTGCCAGTGCCGTCTGTACTTAACACTTGTCCTGCACTTCCATCAACAATTCCTAAGTCGGTAATTAATGACGGTATAGTTGGACGACTCTGTAAATCATTATAATTTCCTGAGTATGCAACTGCGTCTAAAGAGTCTGTATAATTAGCAATTGCAGTGCTGTTATCAGATAACAATTTTCTCCAAGCACCTGAGTGTGCATAATATAATGCACCGGTTGCATGTACATGTACAACTAATCCGTGATATTTTGTTGCATCAATTAACGCTAGATCATTTAAACTTTCAACAAAGTTTGAATAAAATAACTTATTAGTACCAAAATCAATATCTGTTGTAAGTAAATTATCGCCGTCACCTAAGACGCTATAAATTTCATTAAAGTTATCATTAACTTTGGCTGCGCCGTCTCGTAAACTATCACCAGTTCCGTCGTTTGCATTAGAACCTCTATTAAGTATTTGTTTTGCCATTTGTTATGCTCCGTCCCAAGTTATTGATCTAGAGTCAAAAGTGAATCCTGTTGCACTGAAGTTACTCTCAACTTCGCTATTTATTATAACAGGTGCTGGTGATCCTTCAATTATGTTTCTTTTCTCTAGTTTGTTCTCGTTATTCTGTCTTTTAAAACCTACAGCACTAGTACGCTTTCTGTTGTAATTTAATACTTCTGCTACTACTGCACTTAGTTGTATATCTTGATAGTTTCGTAAGGTATCAAGGAGTTTATAAATTTTTATATTATCTAATTTAGCTTGCTGTAATAATACAATACTTACTGCAACTGCACTACTTTTATCAAACCCTTTATTTTCAAAAAACCCAACAACTGAATTTAACTCATTGTCATTAAAGTTTATCGATTTAGTATAATATTTGTCAAAAAACAAACGAACATCGTCGTCGCTTTTCTTACTAACATTTTTTACTGGTAATCCGCTATTCATGATATATCCAACGCCTTGCTTCTATAAAGTTCTTTAGTACCTTCAGGTAATGCTGTCCAGGATGAATTAATACCATTAACTCCGCCAGTGCCGCCTCCTGTTAAATAATCATTTTTATAAATGTTCTTAGCAGCATCTTCAAGTGCAACAGGATTTTCTGTTAAAAGTTGTCTTGTAGTAGATGTCGATGTTACACTATTAGATGAACTTGTAGTATTAGATGGAGTAGCTGTTGTTATATCACTGGCTCCACCGTTGCCGCTACTTTTAGGAATAATAGTATTTGCTACGCCGCTAACATTTGTACCACTAATATTACCTAGTGTATCTTCTAATAAATTAATACCTTCTTCTCGTATGCCTTCAGATGTTAAATTTTCTAATCCTCTAACTAACTGAAACGCTGCTAGTCCAGCTTCTAATGGACTATTAAATCCTCTACCGCTAGAAATATAATCGTATAAATCTGCACCTGCACCAAATGCGCTTTCTAAACTTAATACACCTCCACCTAATAACGATATCGGAGATGGTTGTTTATCATAGTGCTCTGTTGCACCTAAACCTGTTGGCCCTGGCTGCTCCGGATTGCTACCGTCGCTTGGACCTCTTGTATAATGTACTGCTTCATATGCAACGGTAATTGTATTTTGCATTGGTGTTGATTGATCGCTATTATCAACAGTATCGTGTTGCCAATTTGTAATTATTGGATTTACTAATGTGTATGTTGTATAAGTCTTTTTAGCTAATTGACTAATTTGTATGTTTTGAAAAAATGGTACTGAGATGTTATTGTCTAAACCATACTTGTATTGATTTCTACCAGCACCCATATATGTATTGTCGCCGCCGCCAGCTTTATTAAATGCTCCTGGCATACGTCCATATCCTGCGTCAGCAAAATAGTATCTATAATATGCTTCTAATAACGCTGTAGTAACACCATAGTTGTCATCGTGAAAAGTAATAGTAATAGGCTCATACTGTATACCAGTTTGAATATTTTTCTTTCTATTATATTTGTTACGTGTTTCTACGTTTGAAGTAAAGCGAGGAAGATCCGCACTTTTAACTAGCATACCTATTTCTAAATTATGCTTGTCTTTTAGCTCAGGTAATATACTTCTAACAACTGGATCTAGTTGAAAATATGTATGATATAAAAATTTACTCTTAGGTGCAAGTTTTAAATTGCCGTCAACATATAATCTACTAGCGTGTTGCCAGTCGGCCATTGTGCCTTTAGGTCCTAAAAGCCCGTTTACTAAATTATCTAAAAATCCATTCGATGTAGCTGCCATACTAATATTTATCTATATAATTTAAGTACACAGATAATAAAAAAGGGAGCAAAATGCCCCCTTTTTATTAAAGTATAACTTACTTACTATTAAGTACCGCCACCTGTAATTAGAGTACCAAGTGTACGTCCTACCGCAGTACCAATACCAGTGTCAGTTGGTGTTTGGATTGCGTTGTCGTATTGAATTTCTAATGTTACAGTTACTGGCTCGTTGTTTGCATATGCTAATGTGTTGTAGTTAGCATTAGTAATAAAACAACCGTAAAGTTCAAATGTTTCTAGTACATTTGGAGTATTTACACCATTACCGCCATCTAAGATTTCAATACGTGTTGTAAACTTGTAATCTTGTCCAGATGCTGCACTTGACTGCTCGTAGAAGTCGAACTGCTTCTGTAGCTGCTCGCCTACTAGTTTCTGTACTGCGTTATTTACATCTTCACGTAAGTTTAATGTAATCGGTGACCACGTATGCTTACCTGCCAAGTATGCTTTTGAGTTGTATGCATGGATCTCCATTGGTTCAAAAGCAACTGTTGGACGAGTAATGTCTATTACTTGTTTAGTAAGTTCCGTTGTCGGTGTTGAAACACCAAAGTTTTCCAGTGACACTCTAAAGCGATACTGGAGCTTTGGCATCAACAAGCCCTGGTTGCTAGCGGAATCTCCGCCAGCTAAAGGGACTGTAATTTTTGATAGTGTTGAAATTGCCATTTATATTGCTCCTAATTCAATAGTATTTATCATATTAAAGTCCTGCTATTTCGCCAGTATTTTTCAAACGTAGCGGAATGTAAATGAACTCAATACTCTTAACAGGTTCAATCGCAACATCAACATATAGTTCATTACGATCAATTCTTGCAGGGGTGTTGTTAGTTTCGTCACATACAACTAAGAAGTCATATAGTGCTCTTTGTCCTACAAGTTCTAGTAGCAAGCTCTCAACTTGACCTTTAATCTCATCACGTGTAATCTTATCGTTTGGTTCAAAGATGTAAGGCTTAGCAAGTTGATTCAACTGTGAACGTAAGTAAATTACTAAACGTGCTACGTTGATTCTGTCTAACGAACTTGCATTTCTTGCACGAGTCTTTTGGCCAAAGTTAACAAGACCTGCACCAGTAATAAACGTAATTGGGTTTACACCTTGTGCATATAATGTATCACGTTGTCCTTCGTTAAGTGCAACACTTACAAATTCTCCTTCACTACTAATGTAGCCTGTTGAACTTGCATTAGTAATGCCGCCACGTCTTGTACCTGCAGGTGCAAACCATGGAAACGATACTTGATCGCTAAGTGCAATAGTTCTCATCATCATGTGACTTGGTGGTACAACTACATTATTTCCTAAGTTATCACTTGTGAATCCCCATGGATAAAATAATCCTAAGTATTCATCACGTGTAACTAAACCGTCATCGTTATCTTCAACTACAGAACGAGCATTAGTTGCCCACTCATTTAAGCTAGTTGCGTCTGGTGTTAGTCTTGCTGGACTATCACCAACTACAAATCCAGTTAAACCTCTGTCGTAGTTTAGAGTAACTAGTTCGCCAATTAGTTCTGGATAGCTTGGTGCAGATAGCAAGTTAAAGATGCGTGATTCGTCATCACGTACTTCGTCGTTATTGTTAATAACTGCTTGCATTGCTTGTAAAATAACTTTACGTTGTGCTTTACGTCCAAAGCTGCCTGCGCCGTCAACTTGGTTAGCTGATTCAGTAACCCAACGATCAAATACGCCGTCTGCTGCTGAACCGTATGCACCTTGCTCTTCGTTACTCATTCTAATGTTTTGTGCGCCGCTGTCGACATAATCTGCAACATAACGCTTAACATTAAATCCTGAACGACGAGTATTAAACAGCATCATACCTTTTGGATATAGTGCAGGATCTGGTGCATCAAAGTCTACATAGTCTTGATCTAGTAGATCAACAATGTTTGCCTTAACGTTACCGTTTGCTCCACTTGTACCCCAACGTGCGTCTGCGAATAAAATTCCGTTTTCTGTTGTCTGATCGCCGTTATCAATTAGTTCCCACTTGTCAGTAAGTTTTCTATAACGATAAACTACTGGATAGTTTTCTAAGTCACTAGTGTCGATCCAAAGATCGCCATCAACTAGTTCAGTGCTATCTGTTTGCTTAGTAGGCTGTGTTGCGCTAACGATTGGACCTTCTGGATCACAATCTGCATACTCAGCATTAAAGTTATGATAACCAACCCATGTGCTACCGTCATTGATCATAATGTCAACTTCGTCAACAATTGAATTGTACCATAGTGTACCATCTTGTGCAGTTTGTGTAATTGCATCTGCACTTGGTGTGTAAACTAAAGTCATCCAGTTACTTGCTCTAAACTGCAATGTTCCTGTTAGATTGTCAACTCCCGGCTCGTCCATTAAGAAGCGAGTACTTGTTGAATCTGTGCTCGAGAACGCTTTAAGTCCGAGTGCAGTAAAACATGCAAATGCGCCTGATCCGTCTGTTAAACGCATTTCGCCGCCTCTTGAATGCTTAATTGAAACTCTGTTTTCACTATCAACTTCAGCACTTACATATGATATACCTGCATTAGTAATTGCGCTTGCTAAAGAAATAGCATCTGTTGCGCCTGTGCCGCTGCCTGTAAATGCAATTGTTACTGGTGTTGAAAAGTCTGCATCGCCTGGAGCAGTTGCTTCAATTTGGAAATTATATACAGTTCCGTTACCAAATGCAGCGTCAAGAATCTTACCAGTTCTTACACTAGTTGATCCAACTGCTGCTCTACGCATAATTTTAAATGTACCTAATGGCAATGCATCTTGTGCAACATTGCTATCAATAAACAAATCACCAATTGCTAAGTTTTCGCCGCCGCCGGTTCTATCTAACTGTACTAATGCTTCTTGAGCAGTATCGTAAATAGGTGCTTCAACGTCTACCCATAATCTTGTGTTAGCATTCCACTGCTTTACTCTCCAACGTGCGCCTGCATTTGGAGTAGTAGTTTTAACCCAAATACTGCCTGTTGGTCTATTGTAAGTATCAGTAGCTTTAAATTGAGGAACATTAGTGTGCTTGCTAATTTGCAATGCTGGTGGATAATAAGTACCAGCAGTTAATCCTAATGCTTCTAGTGTAGTTGTGCCGCCAACTTCGTTAACTTCAACTATACCTGCTAGTGTTGAATCTGGGCCGCTTACTGCACCATCACTAAAGATTGCAAATTTGCCGTTAACAACACCTGCACGATAACCTAATGGGCAATCGTTAGTAACTTGTGATGCAACATCTGCCATTGTAGCTGCTGCTGTCCATGTTACAGAAGTTCCGTTAATAGTAAATTCTCCTGAACTAGGTGCTGCTGACTTAGTACCAGTTACAGTTGGCCATGAATCGCGCCATGCGTCACTGCCTAATTCTACCCATGCTCCGCTAGTGTTTCTATACCAAAATGTATTAAGTGTCGAAACTGCAACAACTGCATAATCACCAATTTCACCAATTGATGCTAGTGGACGTCTAATAGTTAATCCATTGTCATCAGCTGTAGATTCTGTTTGTGATTCGCTAGTAATAACTATTGGTGCTTTATTAGTAAATGTCTGTCCGCCATTGATTTCAATTGAAGCGTTATTCCATTCTTGGATACCAAACAATGACGAACCTGTATCTAACCAGTAAGTTCCGTCTGTTGGGTCTGCTGTTGGGACGCTTGCTCTTGGCTCTAATGATCCTAAGTCAATTGGAGCTCTTACGATCCAAGCTCTGTTACTAACTCCTAGGAATGAGTAAGCAGCTTGCAAGCCGTATTCGTTTAATTCACTACCGTGAATTGGATTGTTGTTTGCGTCAATTTGAAAAACTGGATCGCCAAATGTTTCAGCTAGGTCACGTTGCGATGTCATCAAATAAGGCTTGCCAGCGTTTTGTGCTAGTGTGCCTGGTGCAGTGCCTGAACCTGAAGCATTTGTTTTGTCCTGTGCTGTTGCACAGAAAATAACTGGGACTGTACCTGGTTCAGCGGGTGTGTAGAAACTTTCATCTACTACGCTAACCTGTACACCTGGTGATACTAATGCCATTTTATAATCTCCTATCTGGATGGGTATTCTTTGTTACATGTATTTACCATATCTTAAAGAAAATATACTGCAAATACCCTGCAAAAAGGGACCAAAAAGGTGAGATAAATACAATATGAGACCATTATGCACTTGCGGCCAACGTCCTGCGGCTATAAATTACAAAAAAGGGAATAAAACCTATTACCGCAAGCTGTGTGAAAGTTGTTTGCGCAACGGTTTAGGCAACGGTATTCCTAAATGGAAACAGTCTGGATACGAGAAAAAATCACTATGCGAGAAGTGCGGATTCAAATCAAGGCATTCGGAACAATTTAATGTATTTCACATAGACGGTGATTTAGGAAATTGTCGACCAAGTAACTTAAAAACTATCTGTGCTAATTGTCAGCGTATTCTGCAGAAAGAAGGTGTGCGTTGGAAGCAGGGAGACTTAGTCCCCGACTTCTAAAAATAGTACGCATTAGTATTGCTACGTTTCTTTCTAGTCTATTCAAATCGCCGTTGTTGTCGATAGTGTAATCACACATCCACTGTTCAATGCTCATTGAACTAGGATCTTCAGTAGGCAAGTGATCTGTACGATCTACCCAAATAGCGTAGTCAAAAAGTTCCTCGTTCTGCATTGCAAAAAATTCTTTCTTATTTCGAAGACCGCAGTAGATATCGTGATCTGCAAACAAGTTACGTCCTAGTCGTGCTAAGTCATCTTTGCAATAATCATGAATCATATTGAACCACTCAGTTCGATGGTTGTGCCTGTCGTTATAGCACTCTTCTTCGTCGGCGTAACCGTACTTGTCTTTTAGTTCATCAAAGATAAAAAGTTCTGAACAAAATTTTGATGATGATTGAAATTTATATCTGTATGTGTTTAACATTTCACATACAGTATCTTTGCCATGACGACCGTGACCTACAATTAATAGCTTAGGTAACATTAATACTAGAACTCCTTTGTATATTATGCTTTACATTATACTAGGTTATTATCTAAATGTCAAGTATTTTTTACCCAATAGTAAATCCGTATCCTGTACCGCCTGGCACTGCTTCTGCCACATCTTTTTCTAATTTTTCAATTTCAGCTTGTGCTTCTGCTTTTAGGCTATCGCCGTTAAGCGTTGATCCGCCTTGTGGTCCTGCAATAGTTGCAAACTTACTACGTGCTTCGCCAAGCATATATTTACAAGTTGCCAATGTATAATCTTTGATCCACTGACTTGCTAGATAATCGTCTAGTAGTTGCTCATCTGGACGATAGTTATAAGCGTACATCATTAGCGTTTCTTCTGTTCTAGGTCGCTGTAACAATGTTAATTGCTTAGTAGTTGAACTCCATTTAAATTCGATAAAACTACCAAACATACGTCCTACAAGTTCTTGATATTGACTGAACATATCATATGTTGCTAGGCCACCGATATTACTACTGGATAGCAGATATGTATTTGTGTATGCAAGGTTAAATGGTTCAAATGTTGTACCGCCATCGCCACCGCCTGTACGTGAACCAATACTTCTACGGAAGATTTGACGCACTTCTACAACTTCTTGCGGAAGAGTATATGTATTTTGATCTGCTACTGTAGTCATAAACAAGTATGATTCTTCAACACTGTTATCACTACGTTGCCTAAATTTTGATAATGCCTTATTAAGAGCAGTTTCATAATGTATAGGATCAAGTTCGACATCAATCATGCCACCGCCTAGCATTGCGTTCACATAATCAAATATTGTTTGTTTTTTAGTTGCTAATGTTGTCATGGTTGTTCTCTCCGTATTGTATTTATCGATAAATATGTGTATGCCAAGATTAAGTTTATATAAACCAGAAAAGGGTAAAGATTACGAATTCTTAGATCGCCAGATCTTAGAAATGTTTACTGTCGGCGGTACTGATATACATATACACAAGTATGTTGGAACTGATGACGGTACAACAGCAAAGGATCATACCCAAATACAAGATATGATGTTTCTTGAAAACAGAGACAGAAAATACGATCAAGATATATATTCTTTAAGAGGAATTTATAATGTACAAGACATTGACTTTGATCTAAGTCAATTTGGTCTGTTCTTAAGCAATGACACATTGTTCTTAACAATTCATATAAGAAGTAGTGTTAAGACACTTGGCAGAAAAATTATGTCAGGCGATGTAGTTGAATTTCCGCATCTTAAAGATGAATATGCTGAAAACGATTACAGTGTTGCACTTAAAAGATATTATGTAGTAGAAGATGTTAATCGCTCAGCAGAAGGATTTAGCCAAACTTGGTATCCGCACTTGTATCGTGTAAAATTAAAACAAATATACGACGGTCAAGAATTTAAAGATATTTTAGATCTTCCTGCAAACGAAGAAGAGCCAGATGGCAAAACATTACGTGATTTACTTTCTACATATGAGAAAGAAATGCAAATTACTAATGCAGTAGTAAATGAAGCAACAGAAGAAGTACAACAAAGCGGATACGATATTACTTCTTATTTTACTCTACAAACAAACGACAGTGGCGATACACAATTAACAACAGCTAAAGACACTGACGGCTTTAGCAAAATGGCGCCACCAGATCGCCCTGGATACAAAGGTTATCTTGTAGGCACTGCGTTACCACCTAATGGTGAAACAGTATTTGGTCATGGAATTAGCTTTCCTACAAATGCAGAAGATGAAGATTATTTTTTAAGAACAGATTTTATGCCTAATAGATTGTTTAAATTTGTAAATGGACGTTGGAATAAAGTACAAGACGTACAACGTGCAGACTTGTATGGTTCAGATACAGCCAACAATCAGAAAGGTACATTTATTAACAACGACGATGCAACTACAACAGTTGCAGGTGAAACATTTAACGAAAAACAGAGCTTGAGCAAAGCACTAAGACCCAAGGCAGATAACTAATGCAGCACTTTTACGATCAACAAATAAGACGATACCTTACACAAATAGTTCGCATGTTTAGTGGATTTAGCTATTCTGACGGGCAAGGTAATTT